TTCTTTACTAGTTTTCCTGTTACTTCCATTTTTATTTATTTATTTAATTATTACTCTTTTTAAAATCTTCTGCTTCATCTTCTCCAAATACTCCAAGTTCATAGAACCCTGTAAGCTTCAGTACAGCTCTTGACATAGCTCTCTTTTCTGCCATTTCCATTGTATACCAAGTGTTAGTGTTTCCGTCTTTAAATCCCGCTCCTTTTAAAGCTGAACCAAAAGTTTGGATTGCCTTCCCTTCTTTTCTTGCATTGGCTTTTACTACGCAAAAATCTTTTTCACATTTAATAACATCATAATCTATGTTGATGTTTTCCAAAGCTTGTATCTTGTCAATACCGCTTCTTGTCAAGATGATGTAGTGTTGATGTTTGAACACATCATCTTTGGTTAGATTGTACTTAATGTACTTTTCTTTTAGTGCTTCTGTTTTCATTATTTTGTTCTTAATATTAATGCTTTTCTACCTTTTTGGTTATAAAGCTTGTTGTAGTGTTCTAGTTTATCTATTACCTTCTGATTGTCTTCATCTGTTATATTCAAGATGTTATTCCAATATGAACCTTTAGGCTCAACTTTGTAGTTGTAACATTCATTAAGCATAAGTCCATTCTTCTTACTGTATTCAACTGATGCTAAATCTATCTGTTCCTTAGTTCCATAAATCCTTATAGACCTTTCGTTCCCTTTTACATCATTATTCAAAATGAATAGGTTGTAATCCCAAGTGGCTTCATTTGTGTAGCCGTCTCCCTTATAAAAGAAGTCTTGACAAATTAAGTTCAATGTATTGTATTCTATGTATTCTGCGTCTAGTCTAGTCATCTTAGTAGTTTTGAATGTAAATTAATGTAGCTAAGATTGAAGCTCCTACTATTGCTAATTGAGCAACTACATCTAACAACTTGTTTATTCTTTTTGCTCTCTCTTTAGTTAGATTTATCTCATTATAATTTTGTTCTTTGTTTTTAATAAAAAAGTTTGTCTTTTCTTTTTCATTTAAGAAGTAAGTAGCTCCTGTGTTATTGTTTACGATTTTGTATTTCATTTCTTGATTATTTAATTAATTTAATTTTAACAAGGCAAAGATAAAACCTTTTTTTGAATTAACAAAGTTTTTAACTAAGTTTTTAACTAAAAAGATTAAAAATAGTTATTCCTTATCTAGTAAATGACACTAAAATAAAATTAAAAAAAGATTAAAAATTGGTTGAAAAAGATGTTAAAAACCTATAAAGGCATTAACAAATTGAGGGGGGTTTGACCGTTATTCAGCACAACTGCGCAGCCAACGGCAGGTCTTTTACCATATTTAGCGTAAGCCATAGCGTAAGATTTGTGATTGATACCACAACCGACTTGAGTTCCGTAAACTCTGAACTTCTTTCCTACATAATGTTCTGTATAACATTGGGTGTGTAGATGTCCTTGTACTGTATTCATCATATCAGCTCTACACTTAGTTCTAGCCGTACCTCCTTCTCCGTGAATATATTGTACTCCGTCTGTTTCGTATCGTTCAACAAAGTTCCAATCAGGAGTTTCTAAGACTTCTTTGAAAGACTTAATCCATTTAGAAGGTATTGAGGAAGTCTGAGCTTTACGCATTATAATTCTATCGTGGTTTCCAATGATTACAGTAGCCATAGGAAAAGCATCACGCCATCTACCTATTTTCTTAATAGCTAATTCTAGCTCGTCTAAGCCACCCATTCCGTCAGCTGATGCCTCGTGATAGCTTGAGTAATGATTGTCTATTACATCACCTATAAACACAACCTCTGTGCAATTATAAGCATAGTATTGTTCTATACAGAAGTCTAAGTAGCCGTCTAAACAGAATGGTTCGTGCAAGTCGCCAATAACTAGAACATTTCTAGTCTCGGCTTCTCGCATTTTTTCTAGTGCCACAATTTCATGCGGCTTTAATCTGTATCTGTTACTTTTTAGCAACGTCAGCTATTCCCTGTCCAACAATTAAAGTAAGGATTGCGTAGTATAAATCTTTTGCAGTAGCTTCATCAACTCCTAAGTAAGTAACTAAAGCAGGTACAACTACAGAACTAACTGCATACCAAAACTTCTTGCTCTTAATCATTTGACCGATTAAGTACTTTTCTAAAAACTTTTTCATAACTATTTATTTTTGATTATTAAATTAATATTTTCTCCGCCCAAATATATAATTTCTTGCATAACTAAATCCATAGCTAAGCGTGAGTTTTCAACAACGTCTTGTTCACGACCTTTTCCTACTAAAATACAGCCACTTGTATCTTTAGCTGTGTTACCCCTATGAAATAAGATATAATCCCTATTAGGAACGTCCTGAACTAACAAATGCAAGTAATCCCTTGTAGCACTTTCTCTTGCTAATCTAAGTCTTACCTTATACCGACCTTTAGGAATACAGCTTATACTTCTTTGATTGTCTATCCAAGGATTTTCTAATGTATCACAAAAACTTTCACCATTAATAAACAATCTACCAATAGTTGATTTTTCTGTGAAGGTATCTCTTATGATTAAAAGATTAACGACCTTGACCTCTGTAGGCTTTTTTAAAGCCGTTCTGTCCTTTACTTGCATTTTTGGAGTGTATTCCCTTTCGTTTCTTTTTAACGCTCTTAAAAGAGCTTGTAACAACTTTACGAGCCATCTAGTTATTTTTATCAAATTGAATGAATTTATATATAGTATATGCTATTGAAAGTATTAGTGCAATAAAACTTAGTATTTCATTTGCACTTGCTAGAGTGAACCCAATAGCTGAAAAATTAGCTAACCCTACTTGTAGAGTATCTTTTACTTCTGTCATTTTGTTTAGTTTTTTTATCTAAGTAGGATTTTAACTTAGTAACATTTTTAGTTTTCGGTTTGTAGTGTCTTTTCATTATGAGTAATCAGAAGCGTTTAAAAAGTTTCTCAATGTAAGTTTAGTTCCCTGTCTCATTGGTCTTTCAAGGTTCATACCATTATAGTAAGCGTTTTGGTCAGGTGAAATGTCTGCTCCACTATTCGTGTTATATTCAGGAAAAAGAGTTATATTGTTAGTGATATACTGTATCATTCTTTCTGTAAAGTATTCAGCATTGTTCCTTACTTCTTCTCTTAGGTGCTGAGCTTCTTCTGTGCTTAAAGCATTTCCTGTCTCTGAAGTCTTAGAATAGATGTTACCGTTTTCCGTTTTAAAGCGTAAATAAGGAATGCACATATGAAACGCCCAAGATGGTAAACAGTCTCCGATATACTCATCTACTAAAGTCTTGTATGCTTCATTTCCTACATTGCCTATTGTTCCTGCTGTAATTAAACTTTCTAACTTTTGATACAGGTCAGTTCCAATCTTTGGTTCTATATAGATACGCTGTGCCTGTAATACATAAGGCAACAAGATTTGAGGGTCAACATTTAAGTTAATTGCTGTGCTATCTTTTAGCTTTGCTTCTGATATAAATAATACGTAGCTCATAATTAGTTGTAATATCCGTTATTTTTCATTTTCTTTGGTGGTGTTGCTACTAGCTTATCGTTCTTCTTAGCAGTAAACCCTTCTGACCTTGCTTTAGTATAGCCAATCATATCAGCGTCTTCTATTTTAGTAGTCTTACTTTCTCCTATAACTGTTTTGTAAATTCTTCTACTCCAAAAGTGATGACATTGAGGTCCTCCTTTGTAAAGCCAAATTGAATAAGTAGCTGCTCCGTCAATACCAAATCCTGCATTTACAGGTATTTTACCCATATTAATTATGTCCTCCTTCCTATACAGCTTTTTTGCAGCTTCCATTTTTCTGCAAAAATCTCTTTTACTTCCTGATTTGTTTTCTAAGAAATTGTCATTAGCGTAAACATATCTTACCCTGAAATAATCACCACTCTTTTTAGACAGTCCATCTTGTTCTGACTTACGACTTGGAATAGCTCTACCTGTTGAAGCTAGTTCTAACTTCTCGTTCATTAATTCGTTTAATACTTCTTCATAGTTAAAGTCTTGGTGTTCTCCATCTACTACTTCTTCTTCTATTAATTCCCATTCTTCAGGAATATCTTCTCCAAATTCTTCAATAAATTTATCAAGCTCTGTCTTTTCACTTGCAAAGTCTTCTCTAACTTCTACATCTGCTAAAGGTTTTAATCCAACTTCTTCTCTTATTTCATCTTCAGTCATTACTCCTTTTAAGTCCTCTGAAGTAAATTCTACTGTTATAGGTTTTAATTGTACAAACTGAACAGGTAAGTCCATATTGTTTACTGAGAATATAGTCTGTAAAGTATTTAAGATATGTAATTGGTACGGCTTTACAACAGTATTAAGATAGAAATTTCCTGCTGCATTAAGTTCATCTACATTTGAGCCTAAACCTGTATCAGATTTAATACCCATAAGCATAGGAGACGTTACACGGTGTCCTGTAAGTATGTTTTGAACTAATAGCTCTTGTAGTGCTAAGTATTGCTTATCAGCATCAGAAACGCTTATAGGAGTTATTTCAGGTGTTCTAGTCTTATCATCTGAGAACGTCAAAATAAACTTCCCACTATTAGAAGCTCCTGTAAATTTCTCTACTAAACTTTGTTCTATCTGTCTTCTTTCCTCTTGCGTAGGAATACCATTAGCAAAAGAAACAAAATAGCTCCCACTAAATCCATTTTCTATATTGTTTAAATGAAACTCTGCTACCTTTTGGTCTACTAAGCACCAATTATTAGCCGCTATATAGTCAGGTGTATGGTAGCAATCCATATTAGGACTGTAAGCACCTGTATAAAGTAACTGACTTCCTGAAGTTCTATCGTTCACATTAAAAGCATTAATAGGATAGGGTTTATTTGTCCTAGTGTTTGCCCAATCAGCACTTATATAGTAACAGTCTACCTTACCCATTGCATTTGGTCTTCCTGCTCTTACACGCTCTACAGGTACGTGATACACCTCTGCTATTTCTGTTCTTTCTCTATTCCATACAATATGCAAAGCGTATGCTCCTTGAAGTTTAAAATCAAAAGCTACTTTCTTTATTACTTGGTGTAAACTTTCGTTGGAATTAGCGTGTCTTAGAAACTTTTTAAGCTTTACGTAATTTTCTAAATTAGTATCTTCTTCTTCAGCTATTAAGTCTTCTCCTGCTATCATTTCAGCTGTAGCATTAATAATTGCAGCGTGTGTACTAGAATTGTAGTAAAGGTCAATTAAGAACTGTGGGTATAGGTTTCTCCAATCTTCTGTTCCGTACTCTATGTAATCACGTCCTCTTACTTCTTGTACTATTGGAGCTGTTGATGTTTCTAAATTTATACTAAGTATTTTATCCATTTTATTCTATTATTAATTCATCAGGGTCTACATCTGTACCTTCTGCGTTCTTTTCATAACCTAAGAACGAATGTACACAATTTACAGGAAATAACTCGTGTATTCCAAAGTCAAATTCTTCTGTAGTCATTAGGTCGTAAAATACTCCATCATAATAAATAGGTGGAGTTAATTCTTTACCATCTTTATCATAAGTTGCAGGTACTTCTACTATCTTACCAAGATACACGATTGCTTGTGTACCATTTCTGTAGACATCTTGAGTAACTCCTTCTTCAGTTATTACTTCGTAAGTACCTTTAGCAAGTAAGTCAGCATCTCCTTGTGCTTTGTCTGTGTATTGTAATTTATATATATTCATGTTATGAAGTTAATGCTGCTAATTGAGTATCTGTTAGTGCTGTATCGTAGACTTGTAGTTGTTTTACTTTGCCGAAGAAAGGACTTGAAAGACTACCACTATCAAACTTTAAAGCAGTAAATGTAGGTATAGTTGCTGAAGTTATAGGAGTACCTCTTGATTCTCCATCAACCCACAAAGTTATATCATTCGCTTTATATCTTACTGCTATTTTATTGAAAGAAGTTTCATCAGGAAGTGTATAAATAATTGAACCTGCAAATCCTGTACTTATGACAGCGATTTGATTACTTGCCGCAGAAAAATATAATAAAAGTCTATTGCTACTTGTTCCATCATTTAAAGATATACCCCTATTTGTACCATCATTAGAAAGTGCAGCCATCTCAACAAACAAAACCCCTTCTGAACCTATCAAACTACCTATACCATCTCTTGTGAAGATGTCTTGGTTTCTTGTTACTGTACTTCCTGATGTTGGAATGTATGATGTTGCGTAAGAGCCTTCTTCTAATTGTGCGCCCCAAGCGTATATTGTAGCAGTATTGTTTGATGGCAAAGCACCTCTTAAACCCATAGACAACCTGTCAGATGTAGCATCACTAACTGTAAATCTTTGCCATTCAGTAGTTATATTTATAGTAGTGTAATTTATATCATCAGAAGAAATCTCAATATCTACAGCTATGTCTGATTTTAAATATATAGAAGAAACTCCATCTATATCTGCACCTCCATAATCTAACCTAATTAAACTATAATCTGAATTAGAACTTGAAGCACCTTTATTGAATACTATTTTATCTGCATTTTGCGTTCCATCAGGTGAAATTACATCATCAGAAGTTAAAACAGGTAAAACTCCTGTACCACCATTTAATTTAGACCATTGACTAAAATCCTCACTATAAGTTAAAAGATTAGTCCTCTGAGGCTCTGCTAATATATGTGGACAACCTCCTCCTGTGTAGTCTATACGAGGTACGTTATCTCTTATAACTTCTTTTACTGATACGTTGTCAATAGAACCTATAAAAGAATTAACCCCTTGAATATATAATGCAGTTTGTGATGCTGAAAATACACCTGTATAAATTCCATTTGCACTTTTAAGTCCTGAAATATCTACCCCACTTTGAGTAAATCTCACATCTCCTTGTGAATAATTTGAAACAGTAAATTCATATTTGTATGCTTTCCCTACTGTAAATACAGAATTTTGATATAAATTTATATAGTTGCCACTTGTATTTGCATTTGCAGTTCCACCACTTATAGTCCATCCTGTTCCTTTTGTCCAATTACTATCTGTAGCAAAATCTCCATTAGTAACTAATTCTGTATCTGAAACAACCTCAGCATAATTTACTAAACCATTCTCATCTACTCTTGTAGCAGCAGTTGCTCTTGTAACATCCATATCTGCTGATGTGTATTCTTTTACTGATATGTTGTCTATTACTACATCGGTTACTCCACTACTTCTTTTTATTTGCAAGTAAGAAACTGAAGAAGATGTATAAATCGTTTTTCTACCTAAAGTTGTGGTTTGAACGTCAGGAATGCCACCCCCCAAACCTAAAGTAGCTCCATTAGAAGAAATTACATCAAATTCAAGTTTGTAATTTTTACCTGTATCAAAAACATTATTTTGTGAAATATATTGAAAAGAACCATCTGTGCTTAGTATTCTTGCTTGGTTATTAACAACCTCACATTGTGCTGAAAATGTCCAATCTGTTTCCCCATTAGCAAAATCTCCATTAGTTACTTCTTCAGCACCCTCAACAGGTACAGGTACAACTGCATACAATTCTCCTGCCTTATATCCGTTAGGAGTTACTACTATACTAACATCATCTAATAAACTCATTCTATATTACTTAAATTAGTTAATTGTGCTTCTAAACAAGCCTTAGCCTCAAATACACCTCCATCAGCAATAACTCTAACCTTAAAGTCATTTACTTGCTTTTGTACAGGTGTTAATCCTCCTTTATTACTAGAAGGTAAAGACATTCCTAGTGCTAACTTCATTATATTACTTGGTCATAGTAACAGATAGCCAATCCACTTGTTAAAGTAATAGCTGATACTGCAAGAAATAAAGTCGTTCCTGCTGCGATAGTCGTATGAAGCCTTGCAGCTGAGCTTCCTGTTCCTGTTTGAATATTAGCAGCAGTTATAGAAGCTATAACGCTTTCTGTAACAAAGTAAACTGCATAATAGTCTTTATCTGTCATTGCTGTTGTTGTAATAACATCACATCTATTTTTCCCTAGTTGCTCAGTTAATAATTGTTGTACGTTTTCTATTGCCATTTTTTTTTATTTTATTTTCC